GGTTGCCGTGTCTAGCCGGTCTCTAACTTCGGCGCTCATTGTGTCGGCCTTGGTCTGCTTGTCGTGAGTGGCTAGTGCCTTAATGGCCGCGTTTAAGTCGATGTTGTCGGCGCTATCTTTACAAAAGGCCGCTACAGCTTTTTTCAGGGTATCGGCTAAAACTTTCCGGGTGTCTTGTGGTTGCCAGCTAACCGCAACTTTTCCGCCGGTGGTTTTTACCCGCAACACTTCCACTGTCTCATTGTCCGCGCAGAATCTGATAGTTCGTTTTTTCAGCAGGTCTAAAGCTTTAACCTGTTCTTTTTTGTCCTTATCTACATAGTGAGTTAATAAGACTGTGTAGAGTTCTGCGAGCGGCTTTGTGTTTTTCGCTACCGCTTGATCTAGCAGGGCTTTAAATGCCGCGTGGGAGTCGGAAAAGGTTTTTTCTGTTTTATCGTCGCGCCGCTTTTTTGACCCCTTATCGCTGGCTAGTTGTTTCAGCTCGGCGACTATTTGAAGGGCTAAACCTTCGTTGGTTAAGCGGCCGTATTCATCGGTAAGGATTGGGGCGGAGGTTGTTTCAGGTTGGGTAGTGCTGTTGTTGGTTGACATTTTGAAAACTCCATTTTTTACCCGCTAATTTAGGGACAGTCCCGAAATTTTTGCGCGGGGCAGCCGGTCTCACTAGCCCTGCATATAGCTAGGGCTTTCTTGGCTGGTAGCGTATTGTACCAAGCCCAGCCCACCCCAGGTGATCTAGTTAGGGATCGAGTAGACTTGACTTTTGTCCTGGAGTGTGTAACCCCCCTAGTTATTGGCCCTTAAGGCTATCCTACATAGTATACTGGCCCCCATCCGCGCAAAATCGGATTTCTGTCAAGTAGTTAAAGTACCTTTAACTGTACACAGAACCAGTTGTCTACTACATTAAGGGCATGGAAGACCCGATGCAGACTAACCCGGCAATGTTCTCTGATAATCTGGACAGCAAGCTGCCGGCAGATACCGATGACTTGATCACTGAGCTGACAGCCAGAGACCTCAACACCTCACAAAAATTAAGGGTACAAGCCCTGGTCCCTGCCGAAGGGGTGCTTGATATCCACGTGGAGATAGAGTCACAGTACATTCTTATCCAATCTCTGCGGGCTGAGATACTAAACCCCAACGGTTCTATCCGTGCCGGTGTGGAAGTCAAGGATTTACAGGCAATTCTGGGGCAATTCAACTCATTTATGACGCTTTATCTACGTGCAATGGAGCGTTTAGACAGAGATCGGCAGCTTTCTGAGATAGAATCTGCGGTTACTAAGGCAGTTTCCTCCTGTTCTAAGGAGGTGCAGGACGAGTATCTGCGACTGCTTAAGGAGAATCTGCAGTAGTTGCCACAAAACCAACACAAAACCAACACAAAACCAACACAAAACCAACACGAAACCAACACGAACTCAACCGCCAAAACAGACCACTGCGACTGACACAGCCACCAAACACAGGGTAAACAGCTGCGACTGACCCAGGTATTGAGAGGAGTCAGCCGCTAAACACAGGGGAAACAGAGGACAAAGGTGGCCAACGAGCTTAAAAAAGCGTTCATGGAGCGCCAACTGTTAGCGATACGCCAGAATCAATCGCTGGAGTTTCTGCCTGAGTGGCTGATAGCCAACACCACCAGCCCAACGGACCCAACTAGCAAGTGGTCCTTCGAGGGGCACGAGTATCAGATAGATATATTGAAATCCACAGCCTTCCTGCAGTCTACGTTGAAGTGTTCGCAGGTAGGGCTGTCTGAGCTAGCGTCAAGGAAAGCGGTAGCGCTTGCGGCACTGAGGTCAGGGGTACAAATCATATACACCCTCCCTACCGGGGCGTTTGCACAGATGTTTTCCAAAACAAGGGTCGACCCGATCATAGAAGGGTCACCTACGCTGTCCGCACTGATTGACAATGAAACCAACAATACCAAACTGAAGCGGATCGGCTCGTCGTTCATGCACTTTGTCGGTACCTACTCAGCGTCGGCGCCAATCTCTATCCCGGCGTCCTACGTAATCTCTGATGAGACTGATTTTTCCAATCAGGAGATCCTGTCTGAGTTCGCTTCCAGAATGGGACATCAGAAGGAAGCAGAGTCAGCTAACATTCGATTCAGCACCCCTACGGTAGATGGGTTTAGTATCTCTGCAGACTACGAAGCCTCTTCGCAGGGCCGGTATGCGGTGAAGTGTGATGAGTGCGAGGAGTGGCAGCGCCCGGACTTCCTCGATGATGTAGTGATACCGGACTGGTCAACGCCGGTCGCAGAGCTTACCCGGTTTGATGTCGCGTCTATGCCAAGGGAAATCGCAGACGGCGCCTATCTTTCCTGCCCTAACTGCAAGGCTGATCTGACCACCGCGTTGCTGGACAAAGACAAGCGCAAATGGATACATAAATTCCCTGAACGGCAGAAGCGACACGAAGGGTTCAAGGTAGTTCCTTACGACGTCCCTACTATAAACCCGGTTGGGCGGACGATCAGGCAAATTCTTGACTACAAGAAGATAGCCTCGTGGTACAACTTCAAGCTTGGTGAAACGTTTTCGGATGAATCCACCAGGTTCGAACTAGATACGATTGATCTCAACACCAGGGTGGTATTTGGTAAGCCGGTCTACGGGGCTGTGATGGGGGTAGATGTTGGCAAGAAGCAAACCTGGGTGTCAATAGGGGTTCCTTCTATATCTATTGCAACAGGGGATGTGGAACAACTGGACATCATCTCCCTGACCGTACTCGATTCTACCCAGGGGGCTCCGTTAGGTGAACAAATTCTGGAAATCGCCCACAAGAATATGGTGGTAGCGCTGGTTTGTGATGCAGCGCCAGACTTCTCTACAGCCCAGTATCTACACAAAACCTTAATAACGGGAAGGGCGTTTGGTAACTACTATACCCAGTCTTCTACTTTCAAAAAGGAGATGACGTTCTATCGAACGGACGAAAGAAAAGGGGTGTGCCTGTCTGACCGAACGGGTTCGATTGATGACCTGCGAAGTATGGTCAACGGCGGTAACGTCTCGTTCCCGGCAGGGGAGGAAATGGAGCGGCTGAAGGAACATCTTGATGCTGTCAAGAGAATCACCAGTGCAGAGGGGGAGGACGGCGAGGACCGGTGGGTTACTCGCAACAAGGCAGACGACCATTGGCTTCACTCTCTTAACTACCTTCTTCTCGCTGCTCAGATCAGTGGGGGGACGGGGGTTGGCCGGCTGATGAGTTTGGCCCCATCTATTAAAGGGGTTAACATGAAAGGGCGTGGGGATCCTGACCCTAACCAGCCCCACCTAAACCGACCCAATAGAAACAACTTACTAGCGCAGGTGAAGTAATGTTCCTGACAGCCTTAGACTCCTTTTACTACAAGCCTCTGGTCAAAGATGGGCATATTGTTAAGAACCGGGTAGTACTGCAGTGCCACATCATTTGGGAAACTGAAAGTGAGGCGGAGGTAGTAGTACCGGTTGGGTTTGAGTTTGACCTGGTCTCAGTGCCCTGGTGGCTTGGGTTTATGGCACAGAAGCTAGGCCGACACCAGCGTGCTGCAGCCCTGCATGACTGGCTCTACTACCGCAATATTGGTCCACGGGAGTGGAGTGACAGGCAGTTTCTTTTAGCGATGAAAGCGGACAGGGTAAGCAGGGTTCGGCGTTGGCTTTTGTGGCGTGGGGTTAGGCGAGTAGGGTTCGCGAGTTGGTTAAGGCACTCACTGAGGATAGCCAAAGAGGACAATGAAGGGTAGATATGTAGTATTATTCGTTCATTAACTCCTGCAAGGTTACCTCATATATGGCCAACACAAGCAATGTAATCCTCCCTAAGCCTTCTTCAATCAAAAAGGCCAGGATATCCGACCCCGCCTATAGCTCAACTGACCCTGGGAATACGCTTGTTGACCAACAGGACAACTTTCTTAATCGAAGTGGTAGGGATATCCGAACACTTGATAAGAAGATTGCCATCCGGGCGTTGGCACGGGTTAACGGGATGGTCTCCGCGGCGATACAGTCCTACGTCAACCTGGCTATGTCAACCTACAAGGTCACGGCGTACGATTCCGCTACCCAGTTGTTTGATCTGAAGGGGACGGTACTGGCCGGGGCTCTGGTGAACAGGCTTGACATTTTGAACGACTACTCACAGGGGTACATGGACAAACGCCCCTTATCACAGCTGTTAGAAACAATGCTCATGGAGGTTGTTCTGACTGGTGGGTGTGGTGGGGAGTTAGTGCTTGACAAGTTCCGTCTACCTGACCGGATTGTTCCAATCTCTAATGACACGATTGAGTGGAAGGTTAAGAAAGACAAACGTAAGTTCCCCGTTCAGAACTCGACGGCAGGCGGGGACCCGATCTCATTGGATTTTCCTTCCATCTTTTTTGAGTTTCTGAACATGGACGCTAACACCGTCTACCCTCATTCGATGCTGGAGTCAGCCTTAAATGTAGTGTTCATGTTCCTTGACTTCCTTGAGGATATGTCCAGAGTGTTGCGTAGGTCGGGACACACAAGGCTGTCCGCATCGATAAAGATAGCGGAAGCGGTACAGTCAGCGCCGGCGGCGGTTCAGGCGGACCCGGCAAAGATGACCAAGTACCTGGTGGATTTGCAGCAGGCGGTTACAGAATCCCTGGCTGGGTTAGAACCCAATGAAGCCGTGGTGTCCTTTGACAATGTAGAGTTTGAGATGCTCTCGAGTCAGGGGGAGAAGGCCGACTACACACAGCTGCTTGAAGCGTTGAATGGTCTGGTGGCTAGCTCGTTGAAGAGTATGCCCTCTGCCCTGGGGTTGCGGATTGGTAAAGGCAGCCAGTCGCTATCCAACACCGAGACACTCCTCTATTTGAAGTCTGTTGAGGCGTTACGAAAACCGGTTGAGTC